CGAGAGCAAGTCCTTGATAGAGTCGAGGACGATGACGCGTTGCGTGCCCATTCCAGCGATCAGCGCGCGAGAGAGCACCACCGGGTCGGTGATGTATCCCGCGAACGGTTCACCGTAGCGAATGAAGCCGTAGGTGCCCAGGCGTGAAGCAAGGGCGTGCACAAGAGGCGTCTTACCGACACCACCGCGACCGACGACCACGTGACAGCCGGCGCGGACGGTGAAGTCGCCCACACGGCCGACGACCACGTTGGACCCGGGTTCCGCCACCGCGACCTTCGGGAAGACGGTGATCACCTCCTCCCCTTTGTCGTTGGTGGCAACCGAGGTGGCGGAGTTGCGCAGCGTTCCGTCGGTGAACAGGAACACGGGTCGAGTCCCCAGCCTCAGGCTGGCGACGAAGCCTACTTCGGAGCTCTTGAGCAGCTCGCTCAGTCGTACCTTCACGTCGTCGGCGGTTTGCTCGATGGCGGCCTGGCTAAAGGAGCCAGGCGCCATCAGTTGCAGCCCGTTTCGTTCTTCAATGGACATATTGATTCTCCACTACGGCGCCGCCGTAATAATTGTTGACAAGGTGAGCGTACTCACCGTACGTGATCTGCGAGGTGATGGCGTTTCGAACGTCCTCGGACAACTCCTCGGGAAGCCACTTGTAGTGAATCTTCTCGGGATCGTCCAGAACTTCGCTGTCGGCTCGTGACCGACCCGCAAAGTCGAGAGGCATGGTTTCGACCGCGGCCATGATGAGTGAGATCAGCTCGCCGTGCGTAGCGCCCAGGTTCTTGGACCAGCACCGCGTCACGATGTCCCAGAGCTCACCGTTTCCCGGGTTCTCGTTCGGGTCGAGTCTGTTGATCCGTGTCAGCATGCCGACGGGCCAGAACTGCCGGTGCGTTGAACCGGCGGACCTCTCCGGCACGGTGAACTTCTCCACACCCGAGTAGAGGCGTGCTCGAGCCTTGTAGGTCAACGAGTCCGCGGACTCGCGGATTAGCATGTAGCCGGAATAGACCTGGCCCACCTCTTCCTTCACGAGGTAGTGACCTTTCTTGGGGTCAGCGAACGCTTTCCT